CAACGCTTTTGGGACCGAGGTAGCAGGCGTATTCAATACTTGAACGGTTTGCATTAATTCGGCCACTTGTGAATCAGCGAGACCGGAGAGCAGTTCAGAAAGATCTGAAGCAGTCAACTCGACCGTGCTATCCGGATCCGTCTTCACGTGTGCGGATGAGAGCATCACTGGCAGAACGTCGGAAATCATGCCTGGCCAATCCTTCACCAGCCGGTTTCCCTTTGAATCAGTTCGCTTAATGACGATCTGATTCCATTGCGATGCGTTCAACCCCCGCAGTGTGAGAACGAGGGTGCTCTCATCCACCTGTTGAGTGAGTTCAGCGGCACGCTGACGCAACGCTTGCACACCGGTCTTACCCTTCGCTTCCTGAGCTTCAGACGCGGCAACGATACTGTCTTGTAGTGCTTGCAGATCAGTGACGATCTCCACGCTGCGCGTGGGCCGTTTAATGGTAAAAGTCATATGGTCGCTCCTAAAAAAGTAGATCGCTACCGGTAGAAGATTGGGTGTACCTTGCCTGCAAGCGGGAGCGATCCAGCGCGTACAGGCAAGGAGAATTTGTGTCAGGCCGTTACGGTCGCGGTCTCATCCTGTGAGCTCGGGTCGGCGGAATAGCTGATGGTGCTCATCTGACGGGCGTTCGCGGCGTGGGCTACAGGGGTCTTGATGCCGATGGTCACCGCATACACCGATACGATGTCGCCAGCTTCAAACGGCACGGTGTTGTCCTTGCCGCGACGGCGCACGATGTACCCCTTCGTCCCCTTGGTGAGTTTCTCGACAGCCACGTTCTCCTCATCTGAGATGTTGGTGTTGTCGATCACCTGCAGGGAGCCGTCCGTGTATTTCTCCTGGCCTGGAATCTGGCCGACAGCAGGTGATGCCTCGCGGTCATCGTCGGCGAAATCCTGCGAGTGCGTGATCTTGAAACCGTCTGCGGTCAGGTAATCCGACAACGCCACCAGTGGGGTTGTGAGTTCGGCCACGGTGGGTGTGGTGATGTCGGCGATGGTCGTCACGAACACGGTCAGAAACTTGCCATCCTCTAGGGATGCTTTGGGCAATGCCATGTGTTACTCCTTCGTTTGGGTATGAAAAAAGCCCTGACAGGTTGCCAAGGCTTGAGATTGATAATCCGTTGTTGTCAGGCGGGCCAGCCGGTACGCCAGGTGAGCACGCGCATTAGGAAAGGCAGGGAGGTGCCTGAATCAATGAGTTCAGACGCGTACACGCCGGAATCCACATCAGGGACCAGAGAACCCACACCGCTACCAGGCGAAGCACCATCCAGTGCTGAGGTCAGCTTGTCGCAAATCACACCAATGCTGGTCTCCGACGTACTTACTACGCGCACATCCAACGTGGCGAGATGATTCGTGGTCGCCAAACCCTCGGTATGCTCACGACCGTTCTCCGATAGGCTGACTACAATCCATGGGGGTTTCTTCCCTGTGGCTATGCCATCCGTGTACACGGTCCATCCTGTGAGCGCGGGGATAAGCGAGATGATCGCGGCACGGGCTTGGGAGTACGAGGTCATAGGCCGCTCGCCGCCTTGCGCACGTAATCGGCGGCTGTCGGGAGCTCGTCCTCACCATGCCCATAAAACTCATGCGTGCCACCGCCGCGTTCAGTGCCGAAAAACGCGATGTTAGCGAGATTGCCGGCACCCTCCTTACGGGGTCCGATGTCCGCCTCGATGCGCGTGCCCTCGGCTTTCATCTCATAGGCGATGGGAATGCGGCGAATCGCCTTGTTGGATGACCCCTGCACATCCTTCTGAATGCTTTCCTTGATGTTCTGCGCGCCCTTCTTCACCGCCGCCGCTACCAAAGACTGTTTCTTCAATGGGGCAGCAGTGAGCTTTTTAGCGAGCGCAGTCACTTGGGATACGTCAATCATGGCCATGTCAATCTCCTTCCTGCATCTCCTGCACATTCCACCGTCTGGCCGTGGCATGGGATTTCTCAGATTGCAGATTTACTAGCCGGAATTTCCTGCCTATCAGGTCGGGATCATCCGAGGCTGTGCAAACCGCCACGTCCTTCTCCTTGAGCCCGGTAAGAGTGACAGGGAAATGCAGGTACAGGCTCCACACGGGCACATTGCCGCCCACATTGCTGCTGTCGCCTGACGCGGTAACCACCTGTGAGGCGATGCCCCCCGAGGTCTGCACCTTCCCCTTGGAGTCCGCGACCTGCGTCATCTCAGGGACATCCACACCAGTATCAGGATCTGTGACATTCCGTCCGGTGAACCGTTGGATAGTGAACTGGTCGGTCATCATGGATTCGGCGGACCGGCGCATCCTTTCGATGAAGCCTCTGCTGAATCTCATCGGAACACCCCTATGCTGATGCCGGGAGAGCCGAACCTCGCTCGAAGAGCGTCCTTGGTGGCCTTGGGCAGTTCGGTGGCGTCCACCACCTCGTCAGTGCCCTGCCGGTAACCGACCTGCCCATCGTCTATACGCTCATACGCCATGTCACGGTGAGCGCCTGGGCCTCCGGACTCGTCTTGCACGAGCCCGGCGGACACGAATGAGCATACGAGACGCACCACGTCCTCGGGAACGGGATCGTATCCTGCGGTGAATGTCACGGTGACGGGGACCGGGGTCTGACCCGGCATATGCCACATACCCTCTCGGTACAAGGCATTGCCGAGCAGTTTCCAGTCCTCGATGATCTGACCGTCCAGGGCGACCGACGCGACATCGATCACGGGGCGTGTGGGCAGGTCGAGTTTCCTCGACGCCTCCGAGGGTATCGTCACCGTGTACGTGTCTTTGCTGATCGGCTGGCCTGCTGCGGCGCGAATGGACGAGGACACCGAAGCGAGCAGTCTCTCGGCCAGATCCTCCCGCCCGGCGTATTCGATGCGGTAGGAGTCGAGGTCGCTCGTTGCTGCCAGTGCTGTCATATCTGCCATGCGGACGCCTCCCTCCTATACTCAGGCAGTGATGCTGTAATCCACGGTCGCCAGAGCCGTGGGGCGCACGACCTTGGCACCATACAGGTGCAGGCCCTTGACGATATCCGCGAATCCCTTCTCCTTGCGTGTCGCCTCCACGGAGGTGATCTGCTCGGCGAAGGTCGCTGCGATGTTTGATCCCGCGATGATGGTGGCGACCGCTTCGGCAGTCGGCACGTTGTTGGATTTGCGTACGGAGAAGCCCGCTGCTTCTCCGACGATGCCGTTGAGCAGGGTGCCGTGAGCCGCATCCGAAGCGTTGATGAATCGCTCGTCCTTCAGCAGGAGCCCATACTGGTCGGGGTTCAGCACGACCCAACGGCCCTCGGAGGGTACGCTTGCCTTATCGAGACGCACGCCGAGGTCCACAATGGTGTCGTAGAGCTTTGCCGGGTCGGTTGAAGTGACCGCTGCAAGCTTGTTAGCAGTGTCCACACCTGCGGCCATGAGTGATGCGAGGAACTTGTCGGCGATGTCGGCAAGCTGGTATGCGGCGTTGGCGGTCGCCGGGGCGATCACGTCGTTGGCTGCCTGCCGCTTCTCAATGTCATCGACCTCGAAACCGAAGTACTTCGACTGGTCGATGACCAAGGTTTGGTCACCGTCATCCAAAGATTCGATGCTGATGTCCGTGTGAGGCGTGTAATCCCCCACGGTGACGTTGGCGAGGGTGGTGATATGCACCGTGTCCCCCACGTTGCTGATGTCTCCCTCGTAGTCGTTATTGACCACACTGCCGAAAACCTCGGCCTTCTGCAGTGGCTGGAGCAGGTTTGCGCTCCAAATCTCGGGAATGAAATTGGTGATAGCCATGTGTTCTCCTTACTGGCTAGTTTGATTTGAGCAGATCAGCGAGCCGACCATCGGCTTGCGCCTGGATGATCTCCGCAGGGCTCATGCCCTTCAGATCCGCTCGGGTTAGTTGCACTGGACTGTCACCGTCGCGCCTTCCGCTCGGTGGGGTGATGCCTACTCCGTTGCCGGTGGAGCCTTGCGCCCCTAGGTACGGTTTGGACTCGATGAGCTCGCTAATGGCGGAGCTGATCGCATCCGAGTCCACTTCGCCGTCTTCAGAGACGGAGAATTTGGACAAGTCGATGAATCGCAGGGCGTCGGACGGGTCCGAGAGCTTGCCTGCGGCGGAGGCGCGCACCTCGGCTTTGAGAATGCGTTCGTTCGCCTGCTGCAGCAGCGAGTCCTTAAGGGCCTGGGCTTTCTTGGACTCCTGGTATTCCTGCTCGGTGCCTTTGAGTTTCGCGAGTTCGGCTTCCAGCTGCGAGGTCTTGTCCTTGAACTCGTAAAGCCCCTTGTTCTTGGCTTCGAGATCGCGGTTGACTTTCTGCTGCGCTTCGAACTTCGTCTTCCAGTCAACCGGTTCTTCCGGTGTGGTGGGGGCCGGGATTCCTGCCTTGTTTTCCGCTTCTGTACCGGTTGCTGCGGGTTCTGGGGTTGCTATTGACGGTTCTTCTGCCATGACATGGCCTTTCGCTAGTCGTTAATGGGTGTAAATCTCTCCGTTGGAGGACAGCCAACGTCTGTAGTTGCGTTCCGCCGCGGCCATTTCCTTCATGTCCGTACCGCTGAGGGCGTGGTTGTATCGCAGTTTTGCGTCGAGGAGTCTGCGTTCCGCCGCGGTCATGGTCGCCACGTCGAATGGTTGGCGCACGCCGGATCTGACTGCCTGCCGGTACGTGGAGGTTGCGCCTCTGCTGCGTCCTCCGCGCCCCATCGTCCCGCCTATCGCCTGATAGTCGGGGTTGAGGCGGGAGAGGATGTCCGCTCGATCTTCGGGCGTGATGATGTACCCGTTCGAACGCAGCAGTGCGATCGCGTCGTCCCGGCTCTTCGCCTGGCTGTAGATGCCTTCCGGCGTGAGCCTCGGCCCACTCCCACCTATCTGGTTGTAGAAGCTCTTGTTGAGCCCGCGCAGGTTGGCGGTGCCGCTCGTCGTGTACGAGCCCACTGATCTGCCTCTTCTGGCTGGGGAACCGATGGCTGCCACTCCGGAACGCGCGTTCACTACCTGACTGATATCCGCGCCATCCCGTATCGCCTGTGCGGATTCCTTCCCGAATCGCCGGTCCTGCTCGGCTTCGCTCAGGTTATTGAACGCCTCCATGGGGTCGGTGATCATATCGCCGGCGAGGCTCTGCGTTGATGGCACATGCCTGCAATAGCAGCGGGGGTGACGCAGGAACCCTTCGTTCCATCTGTAGAACTTCCCGGCAAGTATCATGCAACGCGAGCAAGCGCCTGGTGACACCACACGGATATATCCGACACCCCTGCGCGTGGCAGTGTCCACGCCTGCAGCCTGACGGGCCGTGTCGGCTATGCCAAGCGATGCAAGCGACCCGTATGCCCTGCCAGCACGGTTCAACGCCTCATCAACACTCAGCCCCTGCCTGATGAGGGTCAGCGAATCGTAGACGGGACCACTGAAATAATCGTAGAGAGAACCGCCACTTGCAGCATATCCGGATCCGAATGCCCTCGGGTCGACCATCACTTGGGGAGGGACATAATCCCCGGCATCAGCCAGCATGCCCGATTGCGCATCCAGCGCGGTCTCCGCCGCTTTCGTCTGCAAAGCCGCATACACGCGAAGCATCGATGGCACAGCAGCTTCCCATGATGACAGAATGCTATCCGGGTTGATTTGCCGCCACGTTCTTTTCGCCAATCTCAGCGCCAGCGTCTCCTGAACCGCCAGGCTTCGACTGCTGCGATCCAGAGTCGTCGTATCCATTAGAAACCCCAATCGACTTCGCAATGGCCGCCAACTCAGGGTCGGCATCCTCTTGGCGTTTCATATCCATGACCCGTTTAACCTCATCGGGCGGCAGGCCGAACCATTCGAGCAGAAACTCCAAGGGGAACCCCGCCTGCCGCATCTGCAGCATGCCCTGCGTCATCACAGCCTGAGACCGGTATTGTGGGCTCGCGAATACCACATCAGCGTTAGCGACGGCCTTTGCCGCCTGGTCGTCACCTTCTGTCAACGCCGCGAGACGTGATATCTCCCTGATACCTGAGCGCAGATAGCGGATGCGGTCAACGGTCTTCGACACCAATCCAGCCTCGGCAACCTCATATCCAGTGGCGGGCACTTCGGCATTGGTCAGCAGGTAATGACCAGGCGTGCGGGTTTCAGCGGCGATGTGCTCAACAGCCTTCTCGATGACCGGATTGAAGACCTCAAGATTTGCCGCGGTCCATTCGCCGATCGACGCATCCCCGGTTATCTGGGTGATACGATCCATGACTGTCTTGTCCAACTCGGCGGGTCGTGTACCGATCTGGGCTCCATTCTTGTCCAAGACCGGCTCTTCCAGCTTGTCACCTCCGATGATGACCCTCGCGGGCAGCGAGGCCATATCCAATGCGTTCAACAGGTAGGACCAGACCACGTTCACGGCGTCTTGCATCGACTCGACTGGTTCGATATCCGATTGCGGATTCATATCAAGGAGGCTTTGGTTTCGGAATTCGACCAGAGGCACCGCGCCCAATGGGTTGGGAGCGAACGATTCAGGAAGGAACGTCCACCCGTCCGCAGATGGCGGAAGACGCTGCGTCTCCATGCTCGAAACGGGACGTTTGCGTTTCACCTGGAACACCGCATCGGGATACATGAGGGTGCCGAATTCCTCGACATCATCCTGCACCAACACCAAACCAGCCCTGACAATGCCAGTCCTCGCATCGTAGAGTACAGCGGCGGAATCCGGGTGCTCGAAACTGATCCGCGCCTTGCCGTCGGGCTTCTCAGTCACCAGACCATATGACCTTCGTGCGATGGTCATCATCAAAGCGGCTTCTGCCAAGCCCCTGTCTGCATCACTATCCGACCACCGGCGTTGCACCGATGAGGGGACATCAATTCCATCCAATCCCTTAAACCCTTGGAAATGGATGCGCTCCACCGGTGCCTGCGCGACAGGCGCACACCAGTTGTCGCTGAAATCCGAGAACCGTTCCTTCATGTACATCTTGAACTCTTCCGAAGCGAAATTCAGCTTCCCCCTGCGCCCTTTGTAATACCCAACGTGTTTCTCGATATCAGGACGGCGGAACATGATCTTTCGTGCCAGGAGATTCACGTCGGCGTTTATCTGTTCAGCAGTACGCGCCATTTTCTACCTCCTAGTGGAACTGGCTGTAAGAATGA